AACTCTGCATCTACATCTACTCTATTCAAAAACAACAATGCAGTTGTTAAGGTAAATCATAGAGATCATGGTTTTGAAGATAGTGGTAAATCTTATGTCTTCTATAGAACTGCTCTAGAGACAGGTGGTATTACTGCTTCTACTATTAATAGCAACTTGTTCCAAGTTACTAATTCTGGTGTTGACTTTTACAATGTTCTTTCCCCATCTCAAGCTGCAGGTAACTCTCTTGGTGGTGGAACTTCTGTTTACGCAAGTCACAACAGAAAATTTGAGACTCTATATCCACAAGTTCATTACTTGACATTCACAGGTACAACGTTGGATGTTTCTGTTAAGACAACTAATGTAGTTCCTGTAGATTCAACAACTACAAATTATACTTCATATTCACAAGCAGAATATGAAAGAACTTTCTTGAATGAACCACATTACTTCACAAACCAGAAGATGATTGCTTCTGAGATCAATGAAACTCTTAACAGTCTGGAAAGATCTCTAACTTATAAAATGAAATTATCTTCCACATCTAGTAATCTTTCTCCAATCATTGATCTTTCTAGTGCGTCTGTTAAAACAGTTAGCAATAGAATGGAAAATGCTGAGGGACAAGAAAATAGATTTGGTAGAAGAGATCAAGTTATTGAGTTCTATCCTGTATATCAGTTTGAACTTGCTGGTAATGCTGGAACTGAACTGCAATCTAATCAAACAATTGAAGGTCAAACATCAAAGACAACAGGAACTATTGCTAGAGTCAATGGTCAAGTTGTATATGTCAGAGTTAAGACAAGTCAATTCTTCCAGAAAGGAGAAAAAGTTTCTCTAGGCAATCAAACTCAATTAACAAATGTTAGCGTTGATTCTAATCCAACGCAAGTATTTGCATCTATTGATGATGGTTCTACTATTGTAGCACGTAATCCTTCTGTTATTCTTGAAACTTATGACAATATTATTACAGGTAAAACTGTTATCTGGAATGGTCAAACTCAAGAATTGACTGCTAGGGTTGATATTAATCCAATCAATGATAACTACACTGATAGAATTATTGATAATACACTATACAATAGAAACGCTGTTGTAGGTGACCAGATTGCAGACATCTTCCGTGTAGGAGACTTTATCAAGTATCCAAACCAACCAGATGAAGAAGCAAATTATCTAGAGGTAGGTAAAGTTACATATACAAATGGTGTTGACTTTGTTGCTGAAGATACTTCCAAAAATGGTTCGGCAGTTGCTAAGTATGTAACTAAGGAAGTTGTTATTAGCAACCCAGCAACTGCAATTGATGTACACCTGATGGCAAATGTCAAAGACATTTCAAATATCCAAGTTCTCTATAAGTTTAAGAAAGCATCTAGCCAAGAAAACTTTGAGGATATTGATTGGGTATTGTTCAATGGTAATGGACAACCAGATACATTAGAGTTAGCAACTACAGAAAACACTATTTCCAGTGTTGTTGAAAAACAATCTTCATATCAAGATCTCAAGTATAGCGTATCTGATATTGATGAATATTCTTCGTTTGCTATCAAAATTGTAATGCGTGGTGTTGATCCTGCATTTGCTCCTAAGATCCAAGACATTCGCGCTGTAGCGGCATTCTAATTTCCGCGTATGGACTATATCAAAGTTGAAGGACATGATGGTCTCGTAAGAGACCAAAACACTGGTGCTATCATTAATTTGGACGATTCTGCCATCGTTGCAAGACGTAAATCAAAACAGCTCGGTTCCGCGTTAGAAGACATAAATATCTTGAAGAATGAAGTTTCTGAGATCAAATCTTTACTTAGAGAGTTAATTAAAAATGCCAGCAATTCAAGTCGCTAGAACTGATACATTTGAGGTTCAAAGACAAAAAATTAATGATATTGGAACTCAGATTTTTGCAATCTCAGAGGGAGGTAGTGATTTATCCACAGGCATTTTAAAACTTGGTGATGGAACAAAACCAGTTCCTTCTCTAGCATTTACTAGTGCTGCGGATCTAGGTTTATATAAATCTGGTATTGGTAGACTTGGATTTGTCTCCAATGGAAAAAATATTATTGATTTTGAAACATCATTAGTTCAGATCTATAAAGATTTTAAGTTTACCAAAAGAGAATTAACTACAGAAGGACTGACAAAAACTAGTTCTGGATCTGGTTATGATGTTGGATCATATTCAGACATCGCTCTTCAAGGAGGATCTGGAGCTGGTGCAATTATCAGTGCTGATGTTATCGCATTTAATGGAACCATTGGTAATAATGGTCTTAATTATAACGAAGGAACATACAATAGTATTGCTCTAGTTGGTGGTAATGGATCAGGTGCTACTGGTAGTTTTCTAGTTGAGGGAATTGATGGAAATATTTCAGATCCTGGATCTGGATATACAGATGGAAATTATGTTGATGTTCCTCTTCAAGGCGGAACTGGTAGTGGTGCTACAGCAAATATTGATGTTGGTGCTGGAGAAATTGGACAATGTGAAATTGTTCTAGATGGTCAAAATTATGTTAATGGTGATGTATTAACTGTCAATGCGAGCGATGTTGGTGGAACTGGATCTGGATTCCAATTTACAGTATCAACAACACCAGGAGTAATTCAAAACTTTACATTTGAAGATCAAGGATCTGGATATCAAACAGGAGATGTACTAAATCTCCCAGGAGTTATTACTGGAGTAACTGGTAATACAAACGGACAAGTCACTGGAGTATCAACAACATTAAGTGATTTAAGTGCAGTAATCACTGTAGCATCTACAACTGGTATTCTAGCTGGAATGCAAGTTAATACAGAAGATGGATCTGTTGGTAATTTAGCAGAACAGACTACAGTTCAATCTGTTGATAGTGCTACTCAAATTACTTTATCTGCAACACCAAGCAGTGCTGGTACAGCATCTCTAACATTTCAATCTGTTGGAGGATTAACTGAGATTGTAGTTAGTAGTATTGCTGGTCTCGCAGTAAACTCCACAATTAGTGTAACTGCTGGAACTGGATCTATTCCAGCAGCTGCTACAGTTACTAGCATCAATGCAGAATTTAATACGATTACCATAAGCGAAGATGCAACTCAAGCAGGTCCAGTAACTCTAAGCTTTACACCACCTTTTGGTGTAGGAACAACCTCATGGTTCTATACTGTTGCAGACACTGGAGTAGTAGATTCATTTACTATTACAAATGGTGGAATTGGTTATGATACTGGAGATCAGTTAAGTATTAACAATACTCTTTTATCACAACCGATCACATATACTGTAACTGCATCTGATTTAACAGAACTTGTTTTACAAGGAACAGTTTCATCTTCCGCATATACTGTTGGTAATACTATCACTATTACAACAGGAGAAGGAGATACAGATACTGTTATCCGACAAATTTATACTAGTGGTAGTAATATTTCTTCAATGTTAGTTGATGTTGTCTCAACTGCAAATGGAGATGCTGTTTCTGGTGGAAACACTGTAGATACAGCTACAGACACCAAAAGATTTTTTATTGATACTGGCAGTGGAGCAACGATTACTCCAGACCTAACATTATATGCTGGTAGTAAGTATATTTTTAACACATCTCAGTTATCTTCTCATGTATTTGTACTATCAAAATTTAGAGATGGTACTTATTCACCAAGTTTAATTGCAGGTGTTTCTACTACATTAAGTGATGCTTCCGATCAAATTACAGTAACATCAACTACTGGTATTTTAGCAGGAATGTCTGTAACTACTACTGGTGGTACAGGTGCTCTTGCTGGTAATACAACTGTTGAATCTGTTATTGATGCAACAACTATTAAATTATCAGAAATACCAACTAGTGCTGGATCAGTAACTTTACAGTTTAATGGTAATGATTATGAAGATGGTGTTCAGCAAACAGGAAATGGACTAGAAATTTCTGTTAGTGAAACTACTCCTACGTTATATTATTATTGTTCAAATCACCCAGATATGGGTGGTAAGGATAATGATGAAGCTACGATTACCATTGATCCAAATAATCCAAAAGTATTTGGTAGTGGATTATTATTTACAGCAACTACAATTACTTCCCAAGATTTAATTGTAAATGATATTGACACAGGAACAGTAACAGCGGTTACATTTACAGGAACTAATGCAAATTTTTCTGGATTTACAGCAACTGGAACTGGTTCTGTACAGAATCTCACAGCTACTGGTTCTGTATCAACACCAATTCTAACTTCTTCTTATGGTATTGATGTTAATGCCTCAAGTTTTGATGTTAACGCTAACGTTACTGTAGGACTTAATTTTACTCTTGATAAAACCACAGGAGACTTAGCAACAACTGGAGAATTAAAAACTACAGATTCTTTAAATGTAAATGATCAGTTAGTAATTACAAATTCAATTATCAGTAGTGGTACTGGTCAAGATATTGAAATGACTCCAGCAACTGGTCAAGTTGCTAAGGTCAATGGAACAACCGCATTTAAAATTCCTTCTGGTACTACTGCTGATAGACCAACGACAAGTTTAGATGGATACATCAGATTTAACTCTGAGACCGCACAATATGAAGGATATAGCGCAGGATCTTCTTCATGGTCTTCTCTTGGCGGTGTAAGAGACTTAGATGGCAATACTTATATTCTAGCAGAAGAAACTGTAGGTGCAAACGATAACACATTATATTTCTTCAATGATGCTACAAATACACTTAAGTTAACTCCATCGTTCTTAGATTTTAGAAGCGTTAAAAAAATCTCTTCTGGTAAGTTAGGTTTACCAACGTTTAGTGAATGGACTTCCAATACACCCGTTTCTGTTGATGACTACATCAAATACAGAAATAATCTTTATAGAGTAACCAGCGCAGGAACAACTGGTTCTTCAGGAAATGAACCAACACATACAACAGGAGCTGAGAACAATGGTAGTGCTCAACTTACTTGGCATTCCAGTGCAGTAGATCCATTAACATTTGAAGAAGTTTCTGAAATAAGGATTGGTCCTAATAAAGATTGTTCTTTAATTATTGGAGCAGAACTTAAGTTAGATGACAATACAATCTCTACTAGCGTTCAAGACTTGGTTATTCAACCAAACGCTGGAAAACAAGTTATTGTTGACTCTGTAACTCACTTCAGAATTCCTGCTGGTAACAATAATCAAAAGTCTATTGCACCTGCTGGTCCTGGATCTATTAGATTCAATACAGAAATCCAGCAGTATGAAGGATATAGTGGTAGCAACTGGTCTTCTCTTGGTGGTGTTAGAGACGTTGATGGAAACACATACATTATTCCAGAAACTGCTCCTGCAGCAAATGAGAACATCCTTTATTTCTACAATAACAACTCTAATACATTACAACTATCCGCAAATGCATTAGACTTTACTAACATTGACACGATTACTACTAGTGGTGGTAATACACTTGCAATTAATACAGAAATATTTACTCTCAATAGTTTAGATACTACTATTGATAACAGTGATGCATCTTCGTCCTTTATCAGTACAACAAAACAGTATTTGGATCTTGGATTATCATCTGGTTTAAATGTAGACCCTGTTTTAAGATTAGATAATCAAGGTGATATTTATTTCAATACAACATTTGGAACTGGATCTTTCAATGGAGTTAAAATTTTTGATGGAGATCTTAAAGAGTTTGAACTAGCTGATTATGCTATCAGAACATTTACATTCTCCCTAATCAAAGGTGGTTCCGAATCTTCTGCAGTTATCTTATATAATACCAGTACAGCAAAAGGTTGTAAAGTAACCGCATTATCAAAGTCTAGTTCTGGAAAGAGATCTATGGCTGAATATAATGTTATAGATAATGGTACTGATATTTTCCATAACGAATATGGATCTTTGAATACCTCGTTAGATCAATTTACAACAGCATTTGATTTCACTGGTTCTTCTGAACCAAGAATTACATTTACTCTGTCAACTGATCATGCTACATCAGATATTGTTAACTTCACCGTACTAGTTCAGGAAATTAAGTAAAATGACAGCAAATTTAGGAAAACTTGAATCCGCAGGTGGATTTTCTGTACAAGAAACAGTTCACGTAGATGAACTCCACAATGCAAAAGAATTCAATTCTATTGAGATGATGAATTCTTTTTATACTGATAGTAAAACAACAAACTATATCTTGAGAGGTGTTAATACTGCAACACTTCAACTAGATGATGTTGGAACATCAATTACTATTGATAACAACACAATGAATTTTATTACTGGTCATTTTATTGCAGTAAATCCAACAGGTGTTGTTTATGCGGGAAAAATTGAGAGTGCAGTATACTGCAGTCCAGTTGGAGCTGTCAGCGAACTTTCAAATATGTTGACAATTATTAAACATGATGTTCCAAGTAACGAGTCTTGGACTATTGAATCTTTCACAGCAACAAATCGTTTTAGTTATTCCACCGTTAGAACTGGAACTGTACAAACAATTAAGTGGGCAGTATCTACAGAAGTTATAAGTATTGCTTGGGCTTAATGCTAAATATAAGATAGGAAAAAAAGTCAAGAGCACGGGAACACCATGAGTTTTCATATTAATTCCGATAAAGAAAAAATTAGGGGCGTCAATCCTAAAATTATCGGTGATAATGAAGCAACTATCAGAGTTGGTACTGGGGTAAATGAAGTTGAAATCATGCGACTTCAGAAAGATCCTGTTAGTGGTCTTCCTCGTGTAGGTATCAATAGAAGTGGTCAAAAAGTCAATAATATTGACCTTGATAACCAAGGATCTGGATACAATCAAGCTCCACTTGTAGAAATTGATCCACCTCCAGCTGGAGGAACTCAAGCGCAAGCATCTGCTAGTATCTTCAATGGTAGAGTAACATCTATCGTTGTTAATGATCCTGGTAGTGGATATACCTCTGCACCAAATGTAGTCCTTACAGGAGGAAATGGTTCTGGCGCTTCTGCAACTGCTTTCCTTGACACAGTTGAATTTGAATTAGATATCAATGGTGCTATTAGAACTTCAACGTCTATCATTTCTGATACGGCAAGAATTCTGAACATTGACGTTGAAAACTTTGTTACTCCAGATTTGAATCTGAGAGCACCAAACTTAAAGACATTTATGAACGGCACTGGCACGCCATGGGCTGCCAATGTTATTGTCCAAAAAGGGCAGTATAGATATTCTGTTTCTAATGTATATCAAGCATTAAATACAGGAACCACTGGGGTTCTAGCACCAGAGCATAAGGATGGAGTTGAAACCAACGGTGAGGTTCAATTTAAGCATATTGGTTTCAGAGTAAATAACGCTACAGATTTTAGTTATTTACAGACTGGAGAGGCAGGAACTTTCCCAAGATCAATTACACCAATTCTTGGTGATAGATCTGATAAAATTGCTACTACAGAATACGTCCTTAACCTAGCGACAAATGACGTTGGTGGTCGTGTTTATGTTTCTCAGCAGATTGGTTCTGACCTGAACGATGGTCGTTCAGCAGTTAACCCTGTTCGTACCATTAAGAAAGCGGCGCAGATCGCATGGTCTACTCCTGGTGTAAAAGAGACACTGATTATTTCTGGTGGTGATTATGTAGAAGATAACCCAATTTCACTACCACCAGATTGCTCGGTTGTTGGTGATAACCTTCGTTTGGTAATTATTAGACCAGGAAACGTTGGTAAACACATCTTTAAGTTTGGTGATAAGAACTACGTTACTGGAGTTACCTATAGAGACAAGGTTGACTCTAACGGAGATCCTACTGGAACGTGGGACTTTGCTATGGTCTTTGATGACAAGCAAAGAATTATTATTGATAATGAAGTAAATGGAGACTTTGGTGTTGAGTTTCCAATTGGTCATCAAGTTTTTGGACCAGATAGATTTAGAATTAGTTTCCAGAACAATACAGGATTAAGTCTTCTTGCATCTGGTGTTCAGATTTTAGGATTGAACACTGGTGCTAGAGCAAATGTATTTGATGTAAACTTCAGCTCTACTACTGGTGCCAATGCATTTGTTGCTGGTACTATTGATGTACAGTTGACTTCTGGTTCCTTTATTGAAGGTGACCAATACAGTTATATTTCTTCTGCTGCTACAGGTGGTGCATTAACACAAACCATTAGTGGAACTGCTGGGGAAAATACTCTTAGGTTCACTACAGACCCAACATCTGATCTTCCTGTAGGTAATGTTGTTTTCTTAGACGATACAGATAACTCATCATTTACTCAGGGATACTATCAAGTTTCTGTTATTAACAATGGTAATGCTCCAACTTATTGGGATGTTACTTTCAATCCTATTTTAGGAGCACAGGGTTGGAACTCAACCTTGACAGAGACAATTACAATTAACTCTGCTTCTCCAACAACTAATACAATTGATACTGTTAATCTAAAGTCAATTAGAGCTGAAGGTGAAGTTGTTTCATACGACGAAGACGTTACATCTACTCTACCGATTACTAGATTAGACTTCTCCTTGCAAGGAGATCCTAGTATTGCAACAGGTGGTTTCCAAGAGCAGCAATTTGGTAGTGCAGAAGACCTTGGTGGTATTGTCGTATATACTAGTGCTCTTGTAGGTAGAACTAATACTCACGAATTCAAAGAAGGTCAAGAAATTATTCTTGAAAATCTTCCAACCTCTGGTCCTGATCTATCTTTCTTGAACGGAAAACAAAGAATTTACAAAGTTCTAGAAGATGCTGACGGAAGAGCAAGACGTTTTGTTATTCCGAAGAAAGTTCCTTCTCTGACAACAGCGAATTTCCAACCAAGTGAATTTGCTGTCGTAAAATCTTACTCAAAGTCTGTTACTCTATCCTTACTTAACTCACCAAACAAGTTCCCACTTGCAACTCCTGTAGAAAGAAGGTATCAAGACGCTTGTCAGTTAATTAGAAACAATAGAGATTACATTGCCGAAGAAGTAATCGGTATTATTAACGATCAATTTAAAACTGATTACTATTCAGTATACAATATTGATACTGTTAACAACACATTTGATATTTACTTGGGTCCTCTAGACCACGAAAATACTTATGTTAGTGGTGGTACAGTAACATTTGGCGGAACTTCTTATGCAATTAGTGGTTTTGTTTACGACACTGCAGTAACAGGGGTCGCGACAATTACAACCACGGCAGCTGCTGTTGCTGCATTGTCTGAAGATGATACTGTTCAATTAGCAGACATTCTTATTTCCTGTAGTGCTGGTCAGAAAATTTACCCAGCATATAGTTCCCCAACTTCTGGAAACAACACTGGCACAGATGGTGATACACAGTGTAAGCAAGATATTATCCACTTCTTAAATGCTCTAGTAAGAGACCTTGAATTTGGATCTAACCACAATGTTATTGAAGCTGCCAAGAAATATATTGTTGGTGGTAAGATTGCTTTCATTGAAGATGAAATTATCCAAAATGTACGCGCTATTGAATATGCTAGAGAACTAGCAATTTATGCAATGTGCAATTGGAGGATCAAGAACAGAACAACTGCTGATCCTCTGTATGTAACAAAGCACGCTACCACTCCAAGATATACTGACCCTACTGTTATTAATACAACTGCAGGAACACCTGCTTGTGATGATGTAAGGTCTGCTATTGATACTCTATCGTTCCTTTGGGTAGATATCATTACCAATAATCAAAATGGAACATATCTTGATGCTGCATATTTAATTGCTAGAAATGCCGATCTTATTGCAGATCAGGCACTTATTGATACTGAAATTGCCTATCCAACTTTAAATCTCAGTGATGTACATCAAAGAAAGTGTCGCAGAGATATTAAGATTGTACTAGAAGGTTTAACAAGAGACTTAGTTCTTGGTGGAAACCATGGTGTGGTTTCTACAGCAGAGTCATATTTCAGTGGCACATCTCTTTCTGGTATTTCAGAAGCACAAAGACCACAAACAATCTATGCATTCCAAAGAGTAAAACTATACGCCATTTACGCAATGCGTAACTGGTCTGATGGAAACGTATTACAAACCACTCCAATTGGATCTACATATGTTCCTACTACAGGAGCAATGACGGTAACCATCCCAGATCCAGCAGTAATACCTGTAGCTAACTCAGATAGAATCGCTTTTGCTGAAGGAGCTATTACATATAGTTGTGCTCATGATGGTGGTGGAAACGATGCAAGTCCATATAGAACTGATACTAATTTTGGACAAAGTTTCTTAATCACTAACGTTGTATCTAACGGTGGTAATACCACTATTAGTTTAAATGTTGGTGCAGCAGGAAGCAATACCGATGCACATACGTTTGTAAGTGCTATTGCTAATGGAACTAAAGTCATCTATGGTCCAGTTACACTTACTTCACCAATTCCTAAGTTTGAAGACTGGAGTATTTTAACTGATGTTAATGCATCTGCTCCTATTGGTATTTTCACTCCATCCAATGCTACTTACGATACTGCCACTGGTGATTTTGTATTGACCATGAATAGTCATGGATTAACAACATCCAATACTATTCGTTTACAACCAGAATCCTTTGTGTTTACATGCACAATGGATGGCAATAAAACTGAACATGCTTTACCAGGAGACGGTCAATCTGCATATGGTAACAACCTTGTAATTACTGGAACAACCACAAATACAGTCACTGTTAACGTTGGTGCTTCTGGTCCTAATGTACAGTTTACACCAAGTGCTGCAACATACAATCCTTCAACTGGAGCATTAGTATTAGAGATTGGTTCTCATACTCTAGATGTTGGAGAAGGAGTTGTTATTGCTGACAATTCACTGTCCTTCACTTGCGCGATGGATGGAAACCAGTCTACTAAGACTTATCCTCGCCCTGGTATTGATCCTTTTGCTGGTAGGTCTATGCCTATCACAGGAAAGACGGCAACATCAATCACAATCAATGCTGGTATTTCTGGTCCTAATAAGTATTTCCAACCAACTGGAGCTAACTACAATCCTTCCACGGGAGATCTAGTTCTTACTGTTGGACAACATGGTCTTGGTGTTGGACGTGGTGTTGTAATTGAAGATAATTCACTTACATTTACTTGCGATATTGATGGTAACGTTTCAAATGAAACATATCCACGTTCTACTGACCCTGCATCTGGTGCTTCTCTAGAAATTACTGCTGTTGGTACTACATCCCATACAGTTACGGATGCTCCATATGATGCAACGACTGGTATTGTAACACTGACTATTGCTGGTCATGGATTTGCAAATGGAGATTATGTCAAGGTTGCTGATGGATCTCTAACATATACATGTGATTTAGATGGCAATACAGTACAGAAGACATATCCTCGTGCTGGTTACGATTATCCAAGTGGTCGCTGGTTAGAAATCTCCAATGTCACTACAAATACGTTTGACATTAATGTTGGTGGATCTTCTTATCAAGGTGCTCATACATTTGTAAGTGCATCTGCTAATGGTCTTGAGCGTCAAGATGGAACGTTTACAGTTAATGTAGGTGGTGCTGGATCTGCTTCTGGTTCTGTACATACTTTCGTAAGTGCTCAACCAAATGCTGTTAAGCACGAACCACAATCCGCACATACATTTGTAAGTGCCTCTACTAATGCAGTATCTCATTCTCCACAATCTGCACATACGTTTGTAAGAACAAATACTGATTCTGTAAGTGCTTATTCTTCTACTGCTGGATCAATTTGTTCAGGTGTAGAATCTACTATTAACACAGCATTAGAGTTGTTTGAAGATATTTTAGATGGTACAACTGTTGCTGGTTCTACAACACAAACTTTTGGAACATTATATGAAACTAACGATATTATCACATATCCAGATAGTTTCATTAATGATTTCGGTAACAACCGCATGGCGGTTCGTGGTAGATATGATGACTTCCCAATTATTGAAGCTTCGCCATACACACAGAATGCTTCTGTTATTTCATTCAGAGGTGGTGGTGGTGCTCTAATTGATGGCACAAAGGTTAAGCAACCTAACTGTCCTTTCCCTGGTCTAGAACCAGACGGATCAGCATCGTTCCCCAACCAAGGTAAGTCCATGGTTGCGGCGGCATTCACGATTGTTTCCTTTGGTGGTACTGGTTATAAAGTTATTGAAGATGGTTACACACAGTTGGTTTCTGTGTTTGTTATCTTCTGTCAAGATGGTGTTCTCTGTGAAACTGGTGGATACGCTTCTATCACCAACTCTGCTACTAACTTTGGTACTTTCGCTCTAAGAGGAACTGGATTTAGAAGAGATTGTTATGAGTTTGACGTAGCAACTGTTAACGTTGTATCTCAAACACCAACTGGTAGAACTACTCTTACTATTGGTGGTATTGGTAGAGAACCACTTGAGCATTACATCTGTAAGTTTGATGGTTTTAGAAATGCAGATCCAGATAAGGAATTCTTCATTGATGCTGTAAGTGGCGTCACTGTTGGACCTCCTTTCACTGCAACACTTACTCTTGATGATGGTGTAGGAAATGGTCTTACTCTGATTAGAGAATCGGATGGAGCTACCATTTCTGGTTTGACTGCACTACAGAATGCGCTTACTCCTTCTAACGCAGCAAATGCAACCCTAAAACTACACAGACCTTCTATTGTTAACTCCTCTTCCCACACTTGGGAATTTGCAGGTTCTGGCACCAACTACCTTGCGCTACCTGAAAACGGTGGTACTAAAGTTGAGGCAAACGAACAAGTTTCTGAAAACTATGGTCGTGTATATGTCTCTGGTACTGACGAACTAGGTGACTTTAAAGTTGGTACATTTGCTAGAATTGAAAACAGAACTGGTAACATTACCTTCACTGGTACGGTTACAATTTCTGAAGTTGAATTCTTGAAACTGAAAGGTGGCGACGTTGTTGTTACTGGATTTGACAATAGTAATACACTTGGTGGTGCTAACTCTAGCGACTCCAAGTTACCTACTCAAAAGGCAGTTAAAGATTATATCACAAACTCTCTTGGACCTTACATCAACAAACCATACTCTACGAACGCAGTTCCTAGAGCACTAGTTGAACTTACTGACTCTGGTAAGATCTCTCTTGATCAGATTCCAGCACTAAGACCATTCAGTGTCTTTACTGTTGCTGATCAAGCAGAAAGACTAGCACTAGAGGGAGCACTTGCTGGTGACATCGCTATCCAACAGGATACTTCCACATCCTTCATTCTAAACAATGACCTAACAAGTCTATATCTAGGATTTGCTGTTGATTCTAGTCTTGTATTTAATATTGGTGATGTATATACAGGATCGCCATCTACAGGTAGAATTCAGGCAACTGAATACAGAGAAGGTGTAGTTCACACTATCAATATTACTGACGGTGGTTCTGGATATACCGTTGCTCCAACGATTCAGATTACTGGAGGGAACCCAGCAACTGGAGCAGTAGCAGCAACAGCTGTTGCTACAATTGCTAATGGTGAAGTTGTTACTATTACAATTACAGAAAATGCAAGTTTCGTTGGTGGTTTTGGATATACCACACAACCATCAGTTAACATTAGTGCTCCAGCAGGAGCAGGATCTGCAGCTACTGCAGATGCATTTATTGAAAGCAGATTGTACGGTAACATCGTCAACAGTATCAAGATGCTTGATACTGACACATTTGAAGATAGTGATTCTCCATCTCCAAATACTGTTAATATCACTAGAGTTGTCAATACTTCATCATCTACTGCAAGTAACTGGGTATCACTAAGTAGTGATTCGGTTGGTGTTGGATCTCTTACTGGTCCTGGTCTTATTTCAACAACCTTATTAGGTTCTGAGGCAGCAAACTCTTTCACATTCTTGAGAGGAGACCAAAGATACGCAAAGGTTGTTCAATCACTCAAGGGTGCAGAAACAAGATATTTTGCAAGACTATTTGCACAAGCATCTACAGGTGCAAGTTCCTTTATTTTCCAAGGACTATCTGACGTTCTTAAAGGACATGAAATTGTAGCTAATGTTGGTGGCATTGCTAATGATACCACTGTAAACGGTGTAACTGTTGTTGGCAACTTGACAACAGTTTCTTTCAACAATCCAATTACATCAACTATTGCAAACGGAACTGTTATTGAATTCAATCGTGGTGCTTCTCCACTAATCTTTGATTCTACTAATACTGGTGGTGAATTTATTGATTCAGTTGTTATTGCAAATCCTGGAACAGGATTTACTGATGGTCAATATTTTGATATTCCTCTAGATGCACCTGCAGGAACAAATGGCAATGATTTAAGAGTCAACATTATTGTTGGTGAAAATGGACAATCTGGTCAAGTCACCACATGTACTGTGACTAATGCTGGTTCTGGATACACTGCAGATTTCCAAGTCACACCAAACCCAAGCATTATCGGATCTGGTTCTAACCTAGTTCTACTTGCAAAAGTAGCAACTACACAGAAACAATTTGCTAACATCGCACTAGATGTCCAGAGAGTTTCTGATCTAACAATTTCTCAAGACCTCTTCGGAACAATTGGTGTTGCTAGATTTAAGAAATCTCAGTTTAACATTGGCGATGAAGGAAATGGATCTGTATCTATCAAGATGGGTCCAGATAGTGGTCTTGACGCTGACTTACTAGATGGTCAGCAAGGTAATTACTACCTAAATGGTGCCTTCTTCGTTGATAGTAGCATTAATCCAGACAAACTTGCTAGTGGAACATATAGTATTGATATCAGTGGTAGATCTACTAATACACTTCGTTTAGACACTGGTACTAGTAATGCTAATGCTAACCCAGGTCCAAGTGATGCTGTACAAGGCGTAACATTACAGACTCTGTTCAACAGTTCTAATGGTCTACTATCAGCTTTCCCAAGCGTAGACACTGGATCATCTAACTCTGCTAAACATTTAGTCATGACTCTCCGTAATGGTGAGTCTGGTGGTGATGCTACTTTTGGTGGTGTAAGACAACTTGCATTTGCTAATGATGACAGAATTTATTTCCGTGGTTCTGGTGACGCTGTAACTTCTTACGGTTCTTGGTATGAAGTTTGGAACTCTGGAAACATGGGTATTGACTCAGGTCTAGATGCAGACAAACTTGATAACAAACAAGGTGTATGGTATCAAGATGGTTGGAATATCAAGAAGAATGAAATTTTTGATACTAGACTACCAACATGGAGAAGTTCTACTGCATTTAGAGATAAGATTGAAGTTAAATCTTATGCTGGAGCAGAAACATTCTATAGAATTTTAGTAAGACAAAATCTAGATATTGCTCCTGGTGGAGATTTTGAAGCTAACAAAACAATTGACATTTTTGATGTCAATAAGATTAGTGTTGGTGACTTTACAATTACTGCAACTGATCAAGATGTTGATCAGAACGACTCTTCCAATACATACACGATGTTAATCGGAAGACTTTCTTCTGGTGGAAATATTAGCGCCGCTATCTATCTCGGATATGCAGGTGATGAAAGAGAATTTGAACATTGGGAAATTTTTGATGATAATACTGTTCAGTATGCAGAGATTGGTAATTCTTCTGGAACTGGTTTCCTAAGACTTGGTAGAAATGACGGCATTGCTGCAACTCAACCATATATCTATTTCAACTCTTCTCAAGCACAAGCAGTAGATAATAACGGTGACCCTACTTACAACTCAGCTATTATTGCTGATGGTGGTAACGCTACCGAAGGATCTGGTACTCTTGAGTTTAAAGTCGTTAACGAAAACGAACTTAAAGTCAACAATAACATTATTTGGAACGCAGGTAATGTTGGATTCAACTCTTCTAATGTAGTCTCAACTTCTGGACTTAAGTCTGCTGTGATGAGAGACACCAACGGAGACTTCTCCGCTGGAACAATTACCGCTGCTTTGACAGGTGCTGCTTCGGATAACGTTCTGAAGACTGGCGACACAATGACTGGCAACCTGATTCTAACAGGTGGTGCAAGTGTTAATATTCAAAGCACTGGTACTTTAGCAGTTGGTGCAAGTGCAACTGTTGGCACTGATTTCACAGTTGATAGTGGAACACTATTTGTCAACTCCACAAACAACAGAGTAAATATTGGTCAGACTGCAGATGCTAACGCAGTCAAGTTTAATGTTTACAGTGCTGCTGGTTCCCTTAATTTCCAGTCTAACCTAGCACTATCTTCACAGACAACACTTTATCAATCAAGTGTATTCAATCAAGTAGATGGTGGTGAATCTGGTTTAATTTTACAGCATGGTGCTTCTGCTGCTGCCCAGTGGGGTATTACAGCACATAGAACAGGTGCTAATGTTGGTGAACTTATTATCAGAACTAGAACAGCTAATGCTACTTCTGCTGAGAGATTAAAAATTAGTAATGGTGGCAACGTCACACCTGGTGCAACCAACGACCAAGAACTTGGTTCAGGTTCTCTCAAGTGGTCCAATGTTCATACTCATATCGTTACTGTTAAGGACAGCACAAGAATTGGTGATGGATCTTCCAATGCCGAGGCAGACATTCATCTCAGAGGTGGTGGTACTGGAAACGGTGGTGGTAAAGGATTCCGTTTAGGATCTAATATTGGTGGTGGTGCAGATCTATTTGAAATCTATGCATCTCAAACTAATGGTGGTGATGATTGGAAGAGTCTTGCATCTCCTAATGCATTACCTCCAGCACTCGCAATTCAAGGCACTAACAACAGAGTTGGTATTAATACCAACACTTTCAACGGTACAGACACTACTGTCACACCTAATGTTGCTAGAGATTATATCCTGAATGTTCAGGGAGACATGAACTTAAATGGTCAGTTCTTCCAGAATAATGCAGAATTTGTTACTTCTAGATGGACAGAAGCTACCAACCAAACGGATATCTACAGACTATCTAAAGTAGGTATTAATGTTGCTGATCCAACAGACACATTAGAAATTTCTGGTAATGTCAACATTAAAGGTAATACTTTCACTAGCGGACAATGCGATGATGTATTGGAAGCAAATGGAGAAAAACAATATATTGACACCAAAGGAATTATCAAGAGAAACAGTAATACCGTTTCCGAAAGTCTAACCATCGGTTCTAGTGATAGATGTATGTCTACTGGACCTATTGAAGTTACTGGTAATGCTGTGGTAACCGTACAGTCTGGTGGTGTATGGGTCGTGTTATAAATAATTAACACGCCTTAAGGAATAGACATGGGAGCTGTAAAAGCTGATATCTTTACTTCTACGGGTGGGTCCACTGGTGTTTTAGGTTTTCCAACAGGAACAACTGCACAAAGACCCAGCCCCGCCCAGGAAGGATTTGCAAGATACAATATTGATATTGGTGCTATTGAAATTTATTATTCTGGTGCTTGGAATAAACTTTCTTCTGGTGCTACTGGTGGAGCAGATGGATCTTCGTCAGCAAATGCTTTTGCAAATTTAGAAGATATTGTCGGATTGTACGACAATGGAACATACAATTTATGGACCACTGTTGGTGGAAATGTCAGTCCATTTCAAATGCCCATTTGTTTTGATCATGGCGGTCCTTGGTATGTTTTAAGTTTCAGATTTCCAACATACGGATTTAATGAAGTTAATGATACATTGTGGTCCTGGGCATATAATACTGGAACTTCAAGTTCTTTAAAAAATATCCATGATGACTTTGTTCATCATCACTTCTCTAGATCTGGCAATCAATATGGTTGGCAGATGGCAAATGCCGAAAGAAATAGAGAAGATATGGCAGGAATTGGTGGATCTGGAGTTTCTGGATATAACCAAACCAATGGTGGAGGTGGTAATAGTGGATATGTTGGTATTAATTACTACAACCACGCAACAAATGGTGATTTTACCAATGCTCAATTAAATGCTTTAAGAGACACCGTTACTCAGTTATCTCATTTGACACCACACTATTCATTTACAGCTGATAGTGATGGTAATGCTGCAGGTAGTGTTGGTGATTGGACAGTTGACAATGATGAAACAACTCTAGGTTATGGACATTGCAACTGGATCAAAGATAAAAATGGTCAAGCACAAAGAACCAGTAATGGTTTTGAATCTTCTGATAACAATGGTTTTGTTGGTTTCTGGACTCATAATCAATACTCTAGAACTTCTATTCCTTACAACTGGGGTTGGGCACAATCAGTTGGAGATCCTCAAGGATTAAAAACTAATGCTTTAATTATTCCAAATGAAATTAAAGGATACACTGGATCAGGTGGTGGTAGTGCATTTGGAACTTATTTCAGTGGTGCTGTAGGCAAAATCAATAACCGTGCTGTATTTCTCTGTAGGTAATAAAAATGAGTAGAGTAGAAGCAGATAATTTTTATAGTGCTGGTTCAGCGTCAACGGGTGCTATAGGACTTCCTAAAGGTCAGGAAAATGAAAAACCCGTAAGTAATTTACCCCAAGCTGGTCTTCGTTACAGTGAGACCACTGGAGGAATTGAGTTATATGCAGGTGGTGCGTGGTCTAGTTTCGGTACTGGAGGTGCTGATGGATCTACTTCTGCCTCTGCATTTGGATATTTACATGAAGTAGAAGGTCTTTATACTGGCACTCAGAATTTATGGACTACTGCTGGTGGACAAGTTGCTCCATTCCAGATTAGTGTAAATTTTGATGTTGTTGGTGGACCTTGGTATGAAGCTTCTTTTGCATTCCCAGATGGTATTACTAGTGGTGGTATGAATAATGATATGTGTCATGTCACCAACAATTCTACAAATGATGGATTCAAGGGTGCATATAATGAAAATGTAAATGTTGGATATGGACCACAAAACTTTCCTTCTTTGTATGGGCACAGTGTTACTGCTACCCAAGGTGAGGGTATTACGGTAACAGGAGAAGTAACAACAGGATCTTCTGGTGGTACTACAAGTGTTAGAAGTATTAATTACTACAACCACGCAACTCAGTCCAATTTCTCATCCGCACAATTAAATGCATTAAGAAACATTATTAGTAAGTTGTGTCCAGCAACTCCTTTTGTTGGTTCTGATTATGATTCTGATGGTAATCAGCAAACTCAAATTGGTTGGGAAAGACCGTGGGATCGTTATGCTGAAGGTGGAACTGGGTATGCACATATTGTGTATATCCGCGATGTAGATGGAAATACACAAATGGCATGTGTGGGGCAATCAGATCCATCAAATAATGGACAAGCATATCTTTGGACAGAAAATACATTCCAAAGAGTTAGAAATTATATTGATGGTGAGGAAGCTGGTGTTGGTGCTGAACCATATGGTTTGTTAAATAGTAAAATGATTCTACCAGCACAGTGGTTCGGTTATACTGGATCTGGAGGAGGTGCTGCTTTTGGCGCTTACTACAATTCAAATATTGGTAGAAAAAACAACAGAGTAGTATTTTTATTCAAATAAAGTCATGAGCACAGTACAAGCTAATCTCTTTGTAACGGTAGGTGGCGACACTGGAGCCATGAAACTTCCTGTTGGAACCACGGCAGAGAGACCACAAACACCACAAGATGGTTATTTTAGATTTAATACAGAAGACAAGGCACTGGAATATTATGCCAGTAACCAATGGAAACAAATTGCTGGAACTAAAAAAGGAAGTAATCCCACATCAGCATTTGATAGTTTAAGTGAAGTTGCTGGAGCTTATACAGGAAAACAAGTTCTGTGGACTACAGCAGGTCAAGGAAGTAACATCATGCCGTTCAAAGTCTTGGTTGACTTTGATGCTACTGGTGGTCCTTGGTATGTAATTACTCCACAAAATTATCCTGGTGGAACAGGAAACTCCAAATATGTGTTTGGTGGTGCTGGATATAACATGTCAGATAATGACATCATGAAGCAATCATATACACAAAATGTAGACATTGGTTTAGGTCAAGGATCACAAAATGTCAGATCTCTTTTTGGACTTACTGATAACGCAAACTATGGTCAATTAGAAACTAGTGTCAGTGGATCTTATGCTCCGTCTGATAATAGTAGTAACATGTATGCATGGTATCCATATTTTTATTATAACCACGCTACATGCAGTCATTTTGCCGATGATCAGATAAGAGCAATTGCATCATCAATTTCTGTTCTATCATCAGAAACTCCATGGATTGGTGTTGATTCTGACTCAGATAGAAATAGTTCTGGTAACTCTAATACTTCATGGAATTCTTATAATACCAGTGGTCTTAGCAATGGACACACCACTTGGGTTAGAGATATAAATGGCAATATTCAAAGAATGATGAATGCCTTCTCTAATAATAATGAATCTTGCGTTTATGTTTGGACAAGAACTACTTTTTCTAGGTATAATACTGGTGGTGGATTTAATAATTCAAACGGATCTCCATCAGGATTACTCACAGATGCGATGATTCTACCAATTTTCCACAAATATTATACAGGATCTGGTGGTGGTTCTGGATTCGGACCTTATTTTAACCCATCTATTAATAACAGAATTAACGGATATACTTATCTACTTGTAAAATAATATGAATGAACCTGTTGAATTTGGTGATGTTTTACCAAAAGATTTATTTGATGAAATTGGGGAAGAATTATTTAAGAAAGGTTGGAGACTATCAAACAAATCTGCGAAGGGAACAAAAAGATTCTGGACGCAGCATCAAGTAGATAATCCAATTTTCAATAGAGCTGGAAATATTGTATTAGAAAAAGTAAAAGAATATACTGACGAAAGTATTAAGTTAGTTAGAATTCACTGCAACGGACAAACAACAGGTCAAGATGGCGCTGCTCATGTTGATTTTTGGACAGATAACGTTTGGACTTTTATTTTATTCACCAATAAGTTTTGGGATGTTAGGTTAGGCGGTGGATTCAATGTTATAAATCCAGAAATAAAAAAACATCAATACTATCACTATGCATCTAATTGGGGTGTGTTGATTCCATCTAAATGGATGCATTGGGGCGATCCTCCAAACTCCCATACTGATGAATTGAGAACTTCAGTTGCTTTTTCCTTTGCAACTGCCGATCAATATGATATCATTAGAGAGAAAGCAATTGAAAGTGAACCATCTAAATGATTTACAATCTAAGTAATCCTGTTACTGTAGATTATAAACAATTTAAAAACATTGTAACCTCACCAGATTTTCCGTGGTTGTACAGTAAGACTACGAACATTGATTGTGGGGAAGATGATTGTGAATTGTTTTGCCACCCTTTACTACAAAGACCAGGGCCAGGGTCAAGATTTACAAAACAGTGTAGCAACTATACAGATTTAGCTGTGCATGTTGCTGAACAAATTTTAAGTTACAATAAAGTTGGGTTTGAAACGTTTTATCGTATGGCAGTCAACTTTACATATAACACTAAAGTTGGAAGTCCAAAACACGAAGATCATCCATTCCCACACAAAAATTTATTAGTATACCTCAGTTCTTTTAAAGATGGTTCTACTGTAGTATGTGATGAAGATGAAATATATAAATCAAAACCAGTAGAAGACTTGCCAATTGTTTTTGCTGGACCACATTACAATGAACCACCATCGTCTGGAAACAGAATTGTTCTTATCGCAACTTTTATATAAATGACTATTGAAATTATTGATGATGCTTTAGCGCCAATGGAGATGGCTGCAATAGAAGGTCATCTAATGGGACAAGACATTCTTTGGAACTGGAATGAAAATATTGTTGCCGAAGAATTGAGAGAGTGTGATAAAAAATATGATCAACAAATGACACATTTGTTTTATATGAATCCCACATTTATGTCTCCAGATTATAGATGTTTGGAACCTCTTTTCTATAAGTTAAATGCTAGTGTTATGGTTCGGGTCAAAGCTAACCTAACATTTTGCACAGAAAAAAATATTCTTACAGGATGGCACACTGATGTAATTGAATCTTGGGGGAAAGAACATAAAACAAAAACAGCAATTTATTATGTAAATGACACTAATGGATACACTATGATTAGAGATGATGATGGTGTAGAAACTAAAGTAGAAGGTAATAAAAACAGACTAGTTATTTTCCCGTCGCACTTTAAACACGCAGGTGTTACTTGCACTTCTCCAAGGAAGAGAGTTGTAGTTAACATAAATTACCTATAATAAATAATACACACACCATTTACTGTGATAACTATGGACCCAGCAGCACTAAAGAAAAATTTTGAGGAGCAAATTGCCACCACAGAAAAGCAAATTGCAGAACTAGAAGAAAATCTCAAGAAAGCAAACGAGTATAAGATTAAACTACAAGGTGGTCTTGAAACTCTAGGACTACTAGAAGGCGAAGGAGCAGCACCAGAAGGCGAACCCGAAGCTCCAGCAGCTGAATAAATACTAAATCCCTTCTTCCTAAATAGGTAAGAAGGGATTTTTTGTGTGTAATGGCATCTCCAAGTTCTAGAGCTGAACTCATCACATATTGCAAGAGGCAACTTGGCGAACCCGTGTTGCAAGTTAACATTGATGACGAACAGGTCAACAACGTAATAGACGACACGTTTCAGTTCTTCCAGGAGAACTG